GACTGAAGCCCCGCCTGCGCCTCGGCCACTGCCTGATTCGCCTCCCGCGCCTCCAGAGACTCGGCCCCAAACTCCGCCGCCGCCTCCGCCGCCTTCTGCTGCGCCTTCTCCAGCTTCAGTGTCGCGCCTTCAACCTTCACCATATCCACACTGGTGCTCACCAACCCAAGATCGAGCGCCTTCTGCGCGATCGCCGCCGCGTTCATATTCACACCGTACCGCTTCAGCGGCTCCGTCTCCCCCGTCAGCCCGGCCCGCAGCGCCTCCAATGCCTCGATCGGCAGCGTGTTATTGAACGAGGCCAGGTCCGAGCCCAGCGTCACCAGCGACGTCGACATCTCCGCCGCCGCGCCCTCGCCCATCCCCATACTCACGAACAGATTGCCGAACGTGCCCGCCGCCTCCAGCGCCTGCTGCTGGCTCTGCCCCAGGCCCTCCGCCGCCCCCTCCGAGAACCCGATCACCGCCTCGGCCGAGTCGCCAAAGACCACGCCCACCTTGCTCAGCGACTCCTCCAGGTTCGAGGCCGCGTCGATCGACGCCACCCCCAGGCCTACCAGCGGCGCCGTGACCCCCACCTTCATCGTCTTGCCGACGTCCGTCATCTTGCTGCCGACGCTCTGCAGCTTCGCTCCCATGCTCGACAGCTTCGACTGAGTCGCGCTGTCCGCCTTGGCCAGCCCCTTCTCATAATCGCCCGCGTCCAGCCCCAGGGTCACCAGCAACCGCGACAGTATGCTCATGTACCCCTACTCCCTGAAGCCCAGACCTTCAAGTTCGCCCACAGCTCCTCAGCCTTCCCCCGGCGCGTAGGGGCAGTCCCTTGTGGCTGCCCGGACTCCCCCGCAAATAACCGCACAAACTCCCCCACACCGTACGCCTTCTTCCGCCGCTTCCGGTCCCTGTTCGCCTCTGCGAATAGCGCCGCCACCGTCGCCGCCCGCAGGTCCGCCCGCTGCTCCGGCATCGGCGTCATCGACGCGTACGCCGCCCACTCCGCAAACTCCCGCGAGCTCATCGCCGCCTGCAGCTCGGCCACCGTCCTCCCGCCCAGAGCCAACGCTAGATCGAACCAGAATCGCCGCTCCGGGCGTCTCCGAAATCCTCCGCGATCGCGTTGACATCCGCCTCCGTCATCCCGCTCAGCCGCCGCGCCACGTCGAACAACCGGTCCAGCACACTCCCGCTCTTCTCACCCAGGGCCCGCACATCCCGGTCATCGAACAGCCGGCACCCATCCTCGTCGATCACGCACATCGCCACCAGACGAGCCCGGATATTTTCCAGGCTCGCCTGTACGGGCAGTCCCTTGTGGCTGCCCCCCTGTATCCGCACGATCGACGCCTCGAACAGGTCTCGTTCGCGCCCCGTCAGCCCGCGCACCAGCACAGACCCGCCCCACTCCGGCACCGGCACCACCTCGCTCCCGAGGTCCTCCGCCTCCAGAATCTGAGCCCGCGTCAACAGCTCCGCCATCATCCCTCCTTAGATTGTGGATACCCTCGCCACACTGTCATTTCGACGAGCGCAGCGAGGAGAAATCTCGCCTCACACCTACGTAATGGTCGGCCCGCCTGTCGGCTGGATCGTCACCTCGCACTGGTACCCCTCGTCGCTCTTCGAGATCCGGCCGATCTTCTGGATATGGGCATCAAACGCGATCGTCTCCTGGCCCGCCGGATCCTCGATCGACATCCCCACCGCAGTGCTCGCCTCAAACGACGTCAGCATTTGCGCGTGCGTCGTCTCCGTGTCATCCCACAGCAGCGTCGCCGTGAACTCCGTCAGCTTCCGGAGCCCCGTGTCCATGTACTCCGCGTACCCGTCCGTCGAGGAGTGCAGCACGTACTCCCACAGCTCCTTCTCCTGCTCCGGGAAATCCGCCTCGATCAGATTGGCCACCGTCGTCAGGCTTCCCGTGTTGATCTTCAGCACCAAACCCAAACCACCCTGAGTCGGCATCTATCTTCCCTCCTCCATTCCTGGTCACTCGCCTACGACGGCAGCACCACCACCCCGAACTTTACCGCCGCGTTCGACGCCTGCAGGTACACATACCCGTCCGCCTGCACCCAGCCCGGCCGCTTGAACGGCCCAAACACCGCGTACTCCCCGGCCCCCAACGAGTACGCCGCCACATCCCCCGTCCGCCCGTACGGATCGTCCGAGCTCGTGATCGTCACCGTGTACGCCGAGGCTCCTGTGTTATGTACAATCACCAGATCCCTCGAGCTCGCCACAAACTGGTTGTAGTTCGTCGCGTCTGCCGCAGCCATCGTCAGGTCCGCCGCATCCGCCGCCGAGTAGTCGCCGTACGGCCCCAGCGCCGTCGTCTTGTTCAGTGTCGTCCTCGCCATCTCCTACACCTCCGCTTGCCCGCGCTGCACGCAGAGCCCTCACTCCCGGTAGTGGAAGTACAGGTCCAGCCGCAGCGTGTTGGCCTCGATCGGCTCTCCCCACCCGTCCACCTCGTTCTCCACCCGGCAGGAGAACACCTCGCACGCGCCTCCCAGGATCCCCCGCCAGCCGTCCAGCAGGTGCCGGATGCCCGCCCCGATCTCCTTCGCCTCCGCGTACGACCTCCCGACGACGGTCACCTGCACACGCCCCTCGGCCAGCCCGGTGGGCCCGTCGTGCGCCAGCAGCCGCGGCCCCGAGATCCGCTGGTAGGCCACAGCCGGCAGGTCCGCGTCCTCCGGGATCACCACCGGGAACACCTGGTCCCCCGTCAGCCCCGACACCCACTCCCAGCCTATCAGATGTGCGTACAGCCCCTGCTCCAGCTCCCCGGCCATTACGTATCTGCCACCTGCTCAATCCTGCGCTTCAGCTCGTCGCCCACCGCCTCGACGGCGTTCGCCTTCTGGCCGTCCAGCGCCGGCCGCAGGAATGGCCGCGCCGCCATCCCCGGGTGCGTCACCCCAAACCGCACCTGCTCCTGGCCCTCCGCTCCCGGGAACCTGATCGCCTTCTTCTTATGGGGCCCGATCGCGTGCCGCCCCGCGCCCAGCTCGAAGAACTGGTAGTACCAGTGCTCCCTGTCCGGCCCGACGGCCACCTCGACCGCCGACTCCGATCTCTCGCGTACCTCCATCTCGACGTGGGGGCCCGGCGCGCGCTGGTTGGCCTGAGCCCGGATCACCTCCGCCCCGGCCCTCGCCGCTGCCTCCAGCGCTGCACCCCGCGCCGCTGCCTCCAGCCGCTCCAGCCGGGCCCTGAGCTCCTCGCCTCCCTCGATCCTCACCGTCACCTTGGGCATCCATCCACCTCTACAGGTTGCCGGCCGTCAGGCCGCACAACCTGCCGGCAATCGACCAACGCCGATGCCCCTAGTCACACACCGTCTCCCGCACCCGGATCAGCGTGTCCGCCGTCGCCGCCTGCACACTTCCCGTCGAGTACCCCCGCACCGCCCAGATCCCGGCGACCGTCAGCGACAGATCGACGTGATACTCCCCGGTGTCATCCTTCACCACCTCCGCGTCCACGCCATATTGATAGGTGGTGGCGCTCGAGCCCGGCTCCCTGACCACCACGAACACCGCACCCGGGTCTGCCGCCACACCGGCCTGGGTGGTGTAGGAATAGCTTACCCGGATCTTCTGCCCGAGGTTGAATACCTCCATAGCTCACCCTGTGCACACCTACTATGTCTCGGCGTTGATCGTCGCTGTGTAGGTCCACTGGATCGAGTCGCCGCTGCCCACGTTGATCGCCGCAAAGGTGTGCCGGTCCCACAATACCCCCGCGCCCTCCGTCGCCGACGACAGCAGCCCGTGCTCGGCAATGGCCGCCGAGCCGGTGAACGACTGGGTCCCCACCGTCTGCAGCTGGTTGTAGGCCGGCTGCGTCTTGCTGCCCGTCGCCCGGTCCGTCACCGAGGTGGCCTCCGTCTCCAGCGCCGTGTCCGTGTTCGAGGCCCCCGTCGTCCCCGTCCCGCTGGCGTGGTAGTTCATGGTGGTGATGTCCGTGGTATCATCGTCCCAGTCGTCGATGATGAACCCCACCCCGTACTGCGTCACCAGCCGCCGGTCCACCACCCCGAAATCCAGCGCCTGCCCCCCGGCACGGATCAGCCGCGCCCGCAGCTCGCTCGTGATCGTCGGGATCCCCGTCGCCTGTGTGAACAGCACCGCCAGCAGGTTGCACAGCCAGCCCCAGACATACTCCGGCCGCAGCCGGTTCCGCAGCCGCCACCCCAGCGGCGCCCCTGGCGCCCGCATGACCCGCGCCCCCAGCCGCCCTCCCATGCCAATCATCCCTTCCACATTGCCTCCTATCATGTCGGGGATACGCTCGCCGACACCCTTCCAAGCTCCTCCACACCCACCGCCACGGCCGCCAGCGCGCGTACACTTGCCGACACCTGGCCCAGCTCCTCGCCCGCCAGGACCCCCAGCATCGTCCCAGCCCAGGCAACCGCCCCGGCCAGCGCCCTCCCGATCCGCTTCACGGCCCCGCCCGCCGGAGAAACCACGCCCGCCAGGCTCGCGCCGACCTGCTTGACCACTGCTCCTGCAGGGGAGATCGCCCCCACCAGCGACACCAGCAGCTTCTTGACGCCAGTTGCCGCCCCGGCAGGAGATACCGCCCCCGCCAGGCCCGTCGCGACCTT